TGTCAGTTCGTATCTGTTGTTCTTTAGGTGAACCGAAACTAGCACTTGATGAACCGGCATAGAGGATTGAATCATCTCGACTCATTATTTAGTCCCTTGTTTAAGATGGTTGATTACGTCCTGTGGTTTAAACCCTGCGTGTTCTGCGGCCAAGGCTGCGAGTGCGGTGTGTTCGTCTACACCATATTGCTTCATTACTGCCTGGACGTTAGCTTGCATCTCTTGTGGTGTTGGTTGTGGCTGGGTGCTTGCCTGTTGTGTTTCACCTGGTTGCGTCTGTTGCTGTGATGCGTTGACCATATCCATGTTTTGACTATGACCTTGGGCTTGCTGGGCCTGAGTAGCACCAACTACGTCCATAGTTTGTCCGTGCTGTTGTGCCTGAGCTGCTTGGTCTAATTGCTGTTGGCCTGGTGATGTCATCTGTGATGGTGTAAGACCTGCCTGAGCCTCTATTTGTCGCTTAATATCTTCTGGTGCATCTTTATAGTTAAGAGACTCTGAGGGCATCTTCGGCATCTGTGGGGCTGGGCCTTGTTGACCTTGAGCGCCTTGTGGTGCTTGCCCCTGCATTGGTTGGCCGGTATTAGGGTCAATCTGTCCATTACCCATTTCATCTTCTGGGCCTATGTCAGTAATAATCTTATCGTTGTCAGTAGTGAGTGAAACCATATCTGCATATAGTTCACCTTTGTTAAACTTCTTGTTAACTGCTGCAAGGTCTTGTGCAAAGGTTGGGTCACTTGCTGATAGTTCAGCTACTTTGGTTAGGCCTTCCAACTTAGTTGCATCGTCTTTAGACTTGTCAACTTCTGGGTCAACTTCAAAGTCAAACTGAGCGCGCATTGTGTCCCACTCTAGTTCTACTGAGTTGCTCATCTCACCATCTGGGGTTTGTGGGAACTCTAGCCCAGCTTTTATAAGTAACTCACGCTCATCATCAGATAGTTTCATAAGGTCTGAACCTTCCATGTTTGCAAAGTGGGTGTTTATCATAGACTTGGCAACGGCAGCATAGGTGATATATAGGTTGTCTTTAAAATCATCATCATCTATAGATAGTTGTGCGCCTTGGAACTTCACACCGGCAGGAGTCTTAGAGTAACTAGGGTCACCACTTCCACTTGCAATACTTGTATCACCAGTAGGTATGAGCTGGTTAAGACTTGTTTTATACATAGCCATGCGCTCAGGTAGTTGTTGGTAGACACCATTAGCTAGTTCTTGACGTTGTACTTTAGCATTGCCGGTGAACCAGAGGGCATCTTGTGAGTAGACTAATGAATCAAGGTCTGCGCTATCTGCATCACCTTCAATAGCAATAGGTGGGCGCAAGCCTAGTTGTGTAGCCAGGACATCGGCCTGTCGCATATAGTCAAGTACGTTCTGCGTACCGCCAGCAAGCTTAACAATACCGATGCCGTAGGGGTTGATGAAGTCTTGGTAACAGTACAAGAAGTGTATGTTTACGTCACCGCTTGGGTCAGGATTACTCCATTCACGTACAGTTTTGTCAGTGTCCTTATGGTACATATAGAATGGTGCTTCAACTCCACGTTGTACAGCTATGCAGAACCTGAACCCTTTAGGCTTAACATTCTTAGTTTGTTCTTGGCGTGGTGTATCTAGGCTTGAGCGTTCCTCTACGTCACCAGATGCAAGGATATCTTCGAGGGCTTTAATATCCCATTTGTTGTACTCATCTGCATCATTGTCTTTTTTCTCTTTGTCAACCTGTTCAGCCTTAGCCTGTTCAATCATGTTCTCTAGTTGTAGCTTCGTATAATAGATATCCCAGAACTGTACATCAGAGTCATAGTCAGATACCTTACCTGGTTCGAGTGTTACATCTTGTGGTTGTCCTACGATGAAGTCAGCGTGTCGTTTGCCGTCCTTCTCTACGAATATAGTTATAAGTGGTACTGAGCCATAGATTGCAGCCTTGCGTACAGCGTCCTTCCACTTGCGTATGAATGGCGCTTGGGTGTTAGCATTGGGGATTATTTCATTCTGCCATATAAGATTAGCTAGTTCAGATAACCATGCTTCGTCACGGTCTATAGCCTTAACTGTGCCGGATAGTTTACTAGATACGATACGCTTAGGGAGTTTGAATAGTGCAGCAGCAAGTGAACCGTCATTTACTTCGGGAAGGTTGGGGTCTAACCCATCCATGAGTCCGTTATCTGCTAGTCGTTCAAATGATGTGTAATCTTCGCGCCAGATGTGCGCTTCGGTCTTACTATCGTTGTATAGTTGTTTGATATCTTTTTTGTCAAGAAATGCCAATGTGAGTCCTTCACAGCTCACGCTCGACGGCAGTTTCTCTGTTTATGCTTGAATATTACTATATGTATGTTAGTAGTGCAATTATTTTGTATCGGTGATTAACTTACCAATAGCCGGTGGTGTGTCTACTATTAGATTATGTGCTTCAGCAAATGTTTTTTTGGTGCGTCCCTCCACTTGTACTTCCATAACATTATAGGGTGTTACATACATACGTTCAGTACTCTGGTACATTTCTACCATGTTCTGTTGTTCCAACAGACTATCATACTGTTTCTGAGTCATCTTTATAATATTAGGTAATGTTGTAATCACAACACTCTGTGTACTTCGTACTGCTTCAACTATTATCTTACGTAGTTCTGCACCCATTTCTTTAAAATCTGTTATGTCTAGTATGTCTGTGCTTGCCATTACTTTGTTTCCTTTGGTGTTGCTTTATAGTTGGCTATTGTTAGAAATGCTTTGGCAAGGGCTTCGGGGTTGCTGATGTCATCGAACATAAACATCTTGTCATCTACTGCTTCAACTTGCATGAGTACTCGGCTACCCTTGGTCTTTATCTTGGTAGTTTTAAATGCTGTGAGTCTAACCGTTGCATGGTCTTTGACACCAGGCTGGTCAGTCACACGTCTAATATCTATTGCTATCATAGTTTTGGCCTTATATTTTCAGCTATTGGTTCGGTTGATACTGGTGGAAACTTAGGATTTACAACTGTGTTATCTTTTGCCCACTTAGCTTGTTGCAACCTATCTGCTTCTAACCAACTCAAGGCTAAGTTGCGAGACTTGTTTTCTTTTGGTCGGAAAGCTTCTAACTTAAACATTTGCCCTGCTCTTGTTATGAACACGGGCCTACCTTGTACCGCTTCATTGAACTGTTTACTAATATCTTTTCTAAACTCGGTTATAGTCATGTACATAAGTGTACACTAATATGCTTCTTTACGCTATCCACTTCTTTACTAACCTATATCTGCCCTGGCTATCAATAACAACCTCAATAGTAAGTTTACGGGTTTCACCACTGTTTATAATACCCAGTGATTCTATGACATCCTTCAGTATAGACTCTTTGGTGCTAAAGATACTTACTTCATACTCTTGCTTGGTTGATGCGAGTACTCCGTCATAATAGCTATCTATTGTTATACGTTTGCCGTGTTTGGGGGTTTCGTTATACATGGAACTTCATCCTTTGTGCTGGTCGTGGTTGCTTGTGTTCCTTCTTGGGCCGGAGTGATTCGAAGCCGTAGCGTGTGGCATCTAGGAAGTGATTCCACATGTCTATCGGTTTGTTGATGATATTACCATCTCGGTCAGTGTCCCACATATAGTTCCGATACTCTTTGATGCCATTGATGCTACGCTTGGTAATGCTAATCTTTTGGTCTTGTACATACTGTATACCTTGGTTGACGCTACCTTGCCCCTTTGGTACTGGTAATACATTTACTCCATATAGTGATAGTTCGTCTATACTCTTGGGTTCGGCACTATCGGCCATGACTAGGGCGCGTGGTTGGTTGTTTAGTATGTCGGCTATCTGTTTATTAGATAGGCCCTTCTGGTACGTTATCTCGTTAAGTATGTAGCCACCGTTATAGTAGTAGATTGCAACGATGGCGGTTGGGTCGTTGCTATATCCGAAGTCTAACCCATATCGTTCCAGTCTAGCTTCGTGTGGTATCTCATCAATGATGCGCCAGTCTTTAAATATCTTGCCTTCAACCTCACCAAGTTGGCCCAGACCGTAGACGGCCCACCATCCCTTGTTGTTCTTGTGTGATTCTATATCGGCCACAATGCTAGCGTCTAGTGCTTCATTGTCCTTATATGTAAGGGTAATAAAGTCTATGTCGGTGCGGTTTGGCATGACATCGGTATACCACCAGTATTCATTCGTTGGGTTCCAGTCTACTATTGCATATTGTCTTGTGCGCACAAGTAGTTGGTCCCAGGCTTCGTAGGGTATGTTGTTGCCTTCATTAACAAATAACCTATCTCTACGTGGGCCACGCACTTTGCTTGGTTGGTCGGCTGAAAAGAACTCTAGCTTGCTGCCAGTCTCAAATGTGTATGTATAATCAGTTTTACTCCATCGGCTATCGTCATAATAGTTGTGGTCTTGCATTATGTTTA